CAAGCGCTCCTCGGTCCAGAGCAGACGCGGACTTTTGTCGTGGCGGGTTAGTGCCGGTTCAGAATAAAGTGGATGAGCAAGGACACGAGATTGTCGGAGTGTGAGCGGTGAGAATAGTTTGGAGTTTTGGGGACAATAGTTTGGAGGTAGGAGAGAATAGTTTGGAGGTTGGGGGCGAGAAACACAAATGCGCCCGCTGCGAGCCCGATCCACTTGGGTCATAGACCTCACAGCCGAGCGCTGGCGGTTTGGCTTTCTGGGGCCGCCTGGCGCGATCCAGGCGGCCAAATTTCAAAGTCCTCCAGGCGAGAGGTTACCTTATCGCCAACTACTCGCTGGCCGCCCAACCAGGGCCAAATGCGCGCCCCATGGCCATTCCTGGCGACGACCGGCCCGCGTTAGTAGTTCCATACCAACAACTCTTTCTGGACCCGACCATTGTCGGTCCCCAGGGAACTTGTGACCTGCGTCAGGCGCTCATGATAGCCGCGCCAGAGGAGTTTCATGCGAGCGTTCCCTGGCCCGCTCAAGACAAACTTCCCTTGCAGGTGCTCGAGGCACGCGTGCAGCTCGCGCCATTCCGCCCAGCCAAACAACCGCCCATATCCCGTGGTCTCCGGGTAAGGCGGATCGATATAAAACAGCGCCTGCGGCGAATCGTATTTCTCGACAATCTCCTGCCACGGCGCGCACTCGAGGCACGTACGCGACAGGCGCTTCGCCCACCTCCAAACGCGACCTCGAAACCGGTCGAGTTGCCAAGTGCCTCCATGGCGCGCTGCCGGCGCCCAATACTCGCCTAGGCCTCCGAACGACCCCGCCGAGAGATAGAGGAACCGCGCGGCGCGCAAGATGCTCGAAAATCTCATCCCAGCATCGAGCACCTCGGCAAACAGCGCACGGGAATTGGGCAGCAGGCGCAAACAGCGGACCAATTCGTGCGGGTGGAACTTGATGGTCAATAGGACGTTCACGAGGTCACCGTCTAGATCGTTCAGAACCTCGGACCGCGACGGCCGTTTGACGAAATAGACGGCCGCGCCGCCGCAGAACGGTTCGACATAAATCAGCTTTTCGTAGTCCCCCGGAAACAGTTTGACGATTGCCGGGGCCAGTTGGCACTTCGAGCCGCGCCAACGCAGGATGCAATCCGCTTTGTTCACCAACTGCCTCCGAGGGCGAGAGCCTGCTTGCCTGCCACCATAATTTCAGATTGCAGCAATCTGTCGGCCTGAAGGCCGACGCTACTGCGACGGTGAGACACCGCCGCTACAGCTCACATATTCGTCACGCCGGCGCTCAAGGCGTAGGCATTCGTGCCGTCGAAGATGAAATCCTGGGCGCTGCAAGTCGAAAGCGTCGCGCCGATGGTCATGCTGTTCCTCCGCCTTAAAACACACGATTGCAATACCAAGTCATCACGCGGTTCCCGGTGCCGCTGTAGGCGACGGCGGCAAACAGCCCCAGTTCCGGGGACCAGGCGATCCCATACCAGCCGTTGTCGGCGGCGGACGTTCGGATCGTCCAGTTGATGCCGTCGGGCGAGGTCATGACGCGGTTCCCGCTGCCGGTGTTGGCGACGGCGGCAAACAGCCCCAGTTCCGGGGACCAGGCGATCCCAAGCCAGTCGTTGTCGGCGGCGGACGTTCGGATCGTCCAGTTGATGCCGTCGGGCGAGGTCATCACGCGGTTCCCGGTGCCACTGTAGGCGACGGCGGCAAACAGCCCCAGTTCCGGGGACCACGCGATCGCACGCCAGGAGTTGTCGGCGGCGGACGTTTGGATCGTCCAGTTGATGCCGTCGGGCGAGGTCATCACGCGGTTCCCGGTGCCGCTGCTGGCGACGGCGGCAAACAGCCCCAGTTCCGGGGACCAGGCGATCGCCATCCAGCTGTTGTCGGCGGCGGAGGTTCGGCTCGTCCAGTTGATGCCGTCGGGCGAGGTCATCACGCGGTTTCCGGTGCCGGTGTAGGCGACGGCGGCAAACAGCCTCAGTTCCGGGGACCAGGCGATCGCATACCAGTTGTTGTCGGCGGCGGACGTTCGGATCGTCCAGTTGATGCCGTCGGGCGAGGTCATCACGCGGTTTCCGGTGCCGGTGTCGGCGACGGCGGCAAACAGCCCCAGTTCCGGGGACCAGGCGATCCCATGCCAGTCGTTGTCGGCGGCGGACGTTCGGATCGTCCACGCAGTTCCCGTAATATAGTTGCGCGCCACGGCGTTTGCCTTCTTAAAGGAATAAAACTGGCCGCGCATCGCAATATTCTTCCCCGCGTTTAAGGGCCTGCAGATGACCCGCCCCGCTGAATCCATCGTGCAGGCGGAAGGGGTAAACCAGGACCGCACATCGGTAACGCTGCTGATCGCCGAGGCCCCAGTCACCACTTTGGCCAGGGGAATCTGGCTCACTGCAAATCCTGCAATGTTGAATGCCGGCGCGCACATTGCCGCTGGATTGAGATAGACGTAATTCGTCTGGCTGGCGGTCAGGGTCAGCGTGCCGCCAGCATAGAAAACCGGCACGGGCGGGTTGCCGCAATAGGCCGTCCCGGCAGCGATATTGAGTACGAGTCCGGCGCCGGCGCTGGCCTTGTAATCCGCCCAGGTGCGTCCTTGGAGGTACTGCGAATTGGCAACGAACAACGGCGCCGTGGAAGTCGGCTGTTGGGCGGTGAGAACAGTAGGCAGTAAGCAGAAGGCAGAAAGCAACAAGAACAGAACAATCAAACACCGCTTCAATTTTTCGATCATCGTTTGCTCCTTTTGAAGGTCATCATTGCGTCTAACGGCAAAGCCCCTATCAATTAACGGCCGCCGAAAAGATGGCCGGATAGAGTTCCTTTTGCCGTTCGAGTGCGGCGCGCACCTTCTCGGTTGACGGATCGAAGCGCCGGACGAGTCTGCCTTCCGCAAGTCCGCAGGTCTGACATAGGTACTCGAAGCAGCCTGCCGGTTCGTTGCTCTGGTGGACGATCTCGTCCTGGGGTCGAGCGCCATCCGCATGAACCAGCGTCACGCTGATCTGGCGGACCAGGAACGCCTCGTGCCCCAGGCGGATTTCCCCGCCGCATTTGTCGCAGTTGACAACCGTAGCGCGGTACATGCGACCATCCAGCGTTACCTCTTGAATTTGCTTCATTTCGATTTCCTCCTTCTCTCTCTTTCTAGTTTCGGCCTGGGCCGCTCCTAACTGATAGTTCCTGGCAACAGCGCAACCTGCGCAGTGTTCGCCGACTTCGAGCCATCGGAATTAGGCAACGTGATTGTGATGCCCGTGGCCAGCGTCTCCGAGCCCTTCACGAAATTCTCAATCGTTCGCTGGATCGCCACGAGCGTATTCGGCGCAACCCAACCTTTGAAATCTCCGCGCACATACACCGCCCCAGTCGATAGGTGAATGCTGACGTTGATGCCCGGAAGGTTTGTAGAGGGCGCGAAATCCTGGGCCGCGTAATTGCCGTAGGCATATACGAGCTCAACCACCCGATTGTGTAAATCCAATCTGGCGGTCACCAAGGTAGCGTTGACCAGGGTCTCGCTGAGTGGCGCCGGAAGGATGAGCGGAGCATTCAAAGTGATCATCGAAATCTCCTAGCCGAGTTCTGTAACTTGCAAATTGCGATAAAGGCTGTTACTGCCTAGCGTTCCAGCCGCGTTTCCGCGGGCCCATTGAATCTTGTAGGTATAAGTCCCCGCCGCGGGAGCATCAGACCAATTAAAGCTCACGCCGAAAACCGAAGTCGCCACGGGGGTGATAAATCCGTAATCGGTAAGTAAGATTGTTGTCCCGCGGAGCAATTGAAATCTTCCCCCGGCATTTGCGGTGTTCTGGCTGCAAGAGGCGCTGAAAATGATCAGGATCTTGTTTCCCTGTGTGGTGACGGTCACAGACATTTCCGGCATGTCCACGTATGAGTCGCTAGTAGTCGTTGGGCTAGAAGTGGTTGGGGTGGCCTTGGCAATGTTTTTCAGCTTCAAATTCCCGGAAGTGTCAGTTGCCGCATTCATTCGGGTGATGGTTGGCCCCATGCGAGTCGAGCCGTCCGGCACGTTGTCCAGGTGTTTGGCCGTATGTCCCGCCTGGCTGAAATCGATCAGGGCGCGATTGGCGGCGTCCACCTCCGCTACTGCCTTGCGCGTGGTGGTGTTCGCCACGTTGTCGAGATTCTTGTTGAAGTGAATCGCCTCGGAGAAGTCAATCAAGGGCTTGCCGGAAGAGATCCGCGTAGCGAGCGGTCGCGCGTAGGTGGTCCCGTCGATGAGGATGTCCACACTTTTGCCGGTCGTGATTTCCGCGCCAATTTCGTATCGGCCAACAAAAAGCCGGGTTGCTAAACCGTAACCGAAATTGCTGGACCCGTCGATTTGAAGCCATGGACGGGCCCTGATCTTGCCTGCTGGCACCGTGATCCATCCGGTCACGTAAGTCCAATCCACTCCCGCGCCAACACTTCCACCTGGAATCCACTCATTTCCACCGCCCGCCGAGTCCTGAAAATGCAGACCCAGCGCGACGGGATAATTTGCATTCAAACCGCTAAGCCAACCCGCGACAAAGTACTTGTCCCCCGCGCGAACGGGAAACCAATTGTTGTCCTCGGAGCTATCCCGCGCGATAAATTTGAGCGCATAAATCCAATCTCGACCCGAAACTGCGACAACGGTCACTCCGCTGCCCCAACTTGTCTGACTCCCCGAGTCGCCGGTCGGTCCCAGGATTAGGTTGTGAAGATCCTGTGGCTTGTTTGTGTAGCCGCGTTGCCAGTCGAGGGCTGCGGCATTTAGAATGTTGCTCCCATCAATTGCGGCGCTGGCCCGACCGACCCCGGTTTCAATCTCAGAAGTCGTTTTATAGGGCGTCCCGGTGGTGAGTTTATAGACCAAATCGAGCGCATTGTAGCCGCGCCAGCCGCCATCACGTTGGTTCGGCGTAGTGCGCGCGTAGGTGGTCCCGTCGGGGACGTTGTCCAGGTGCTTGGCGGTGTAGGCCCGGCTGAAATCCAACCCGGCCGCCACCACAACGTTGCCTGCGTCGATGGCGGAAGAAGCCCGACCCACCCCCGTCTCGATCTCGGAAGAGGTTTTGTTGGGCGTGCCGGTGGTGAGTTTGTAGAGCGTGTCGAGCGCATTGTAGCCGCGCCCGCCACCGTCGCGCTGATTGGGTGTGGTGCGGGCGTAGATCGTGCCATCCGCCATCTCCGCGTCCATGTCCACGACCTTGCGGGCAAAAACCTCGTCGAAATAGACCGTTCCGGCAGCATTTGAATAGATCTCGACCTGGGCGTAGACGGTATTGGTTGGCGCCACTCCCGAGGCGGTAAGTGTTACCCAGCTCGTCGAGGTTGTAGATGCAAAACCAGACCCAAGCAATCCTCCTGCAGCATCTCGGAAACTAACACGCAGAACCGCCGTGCCCGAGTCAACCTTGGCTTGACAGGAAATGTAGATTTTATCTCCTGCTGGCGCGCCGCGAGAAAGCCATCTTCGCAAGGTGGCCACTCCAGATTGACCCGTGGCAACAATCTTGAGGCTGCGCGTCCCCGAATATTGCGTCGTGGTTTCATAGGACAGGGTCGGCGCTCCGAGGAAAAGCTTCCAGCCGGGTGGCGGGAGGATGGTTCCGGAAGCCTCGAAATTGCCATTCTCAACTGCGGTTGCGCCGAGATCGGGCGGACGAATATAGGTTGGGCTGTCCGGCATCTGATCGATAAATGGGCTTGCAGGATCGAAGCTTCCTCCCACCGCCTCGTCCACGGGATGCCCACTCGCCACCGCCGTAGGCGCACCCCAATTTACCCATGCCGTCCAGGGACTCGAGGCGTACCGCGAGCGAGCGCGTGCATAGCGGGTGACCCGAGGCAACCGCAGGGTCTTGGTAAGGGCGCTGCCGAGTCCAAGGTCCAGAACGCTTAGAGTGAACCCCGAGTCCGAGGCAATCTCGACTTGATGCTCGAGCGTGGCGAGGGCGCCTGCGCCCACAGCAATCTCGAAGTGGAAGATGCCCTTCTCGCCGGTGAATGCAACCCAGGTTGGTGGGTTCGGCGGCTCGAGAGGGGCAGCGGCAGGGGCGGTGCCGGCGGGGATGCTGGTTCCTTCGACCCCCTGCTGTGCCCCGGCGGCGTCGCCGAAGATCGAGGGGTCATACTGCTGGAGGAAGAGTTCGCGCAAGAAAGCGTTCCCAGGGACGCGGCCACTCGAGTCGGCAATAGGCTCATCCGTCACCTCGATCACTTCCCAATCGCGCGTGCTGGTGAAGTTATGGTCTTTGGGTGCGATAACCACGTCGCCGGGGAGGAGATGCCCACCATCCATCGTGACCAATAGATGTGCCTGCTCCTTGAGCAGCGAGCGCTTCATCCAGTAAAGTACCAAACGTTCGGAACGCTCTTTGGTGTTTGCCCCGAGGTCCATATCCTTCGGGATCACCCGGCCAACCTGGTCCTGGTGCGCTTCCTCGTTGTGGATGGCGGTAAAAGGGGCGAAATCTTTCGAGTGGTCGGCGCCGCCGGATTCTGTATCGCGGATTTTGAGCGTGATCTGGTTGGTTATCTGCCGGAGGTCCTTTGCGGGGATCTCGAAACTCGAGTCGCGAATCATATCGGTAGTGATGGTGAAAATCGACGCGCGCGGCTTGTCCACGTAGAGGCCCAGTTTGCCGCCCACTTCCATGATGTATCCCCGGCAGACGGTGTTCAGAGTGTCGAAAATCGTCGCCAGGTTGGTTTTCTCGATGAACGCGACGTGCCCTTCGAAGCGTTTCACCCCGCCACCAATGTCCACGTCGCAGTCATCTGCGGAGGTCTTGAACATGGCGAAATCGATACGAGCCTTCTCGGCGGTGGTAAGTGGGGCGTTCACCAAGGCGCGGGGCTTGAGGTAGAGCGCGATGTAGGCGTCGAGCAGCTCCCAGGCGGGGTTTGCGGAGTAGGCATAGCCGGTCTGGTTGCCGGCGGCGTCGAAGATGCGCACTCGGCGCGTTTTGAAGATTCCTCGCACATCGAATTCCGGCCCCGGAGCAGTGGGGTCAGGGGCAAGTTTGAATGCACTGTAACAAGTCCGCGAAAAGGTGGTCTGCGTGAACCCCGCCGGGAAGAACGAGCAAATCTTCTGGTTGCGCACTGCCGGGTTCGATTCCGTGCCGACTTCGCCATCAATGCCAGGATGGAAGTGGTAGAGGCTGGTATCGGCAATGTTGATGACTTTGCCGTTCACCCAAGCAACCTCAGCGCCATCCCACTCGCCGTCCCCGAGGGCCACAAATAAAACCGTCGAGCCATCCGCCTGTTTGTGCTGAAACGCTGGAGTGCCAGCCACCATGTGGCGGCCGTAGGCAAGCGTGATGGGCTTGCCCATGCGCGATTCGAGCAGCTGCAGCGCCGCCACGTCACTGTGTGTGGGGAGGCGCGTCCCGGCCCCTTGTCCGGTCCCCCACGGGCGGCCAGGGCCGCCACTTCCGGGAGGATACAGGCCGGGCCGGTCATATGGTGGCATTGCCATCAAATCACTTCCATCTGTTTGCGCCCGCCGTCGCGCCCGGCGCCCAACTGCTCGCTGCTGGGCGGATAAACCGTCTCGAGTGTGGAGTTCACCTGAAGGAATGCGTTGAAGCGGTGCGTCCGCGCGCGCGTGGTGCAGGCCGCCCAAGTTTTGTCGCAGGTGCTGAGCGCGCCAGTGTAGCCGCAGCGATCGCTCTTAAAGCGTTCGGTACAGATGCGCGCGAAATCGCGCCCCGGCGCTTCCACCGCCTGCGGGTCCCAACTCGGGATGATCGTCCAGGTAATCAACTGCTCATTTGCCTCGCGGCTATTCAGCAGGCCGCGAATCAGTTCGCAGGCATCGGTCCGGCCTTCCGTGAGCCCGGTAAAATAATCGAGGACGCGCACTGCCGCCCCGTCCCAGTTCTCGCCAAAAAGTAACGCCTCGAGTGCCGAAGTATTGGCCAGAGCGATCGACGCAGAATCCGCTTGGAGCGACCGGTAACGATGAACCGCTTCCGGCAGGATTAGCCCCGGCAAATAGTGGTTCCCCGCATAGTCCGTCTCTTCCTCGGCGTAGTAATGCGTGGCGACGTCGGTCGTGATCTCCGCCAGACGAATCACCTGGCCGCGGTAGCCGGTGGGATAATCAGCGCCTGAAACCATTTTCCTAGGCATATTTCAAATCCTCACACCAAACCGCAAAGTCGCAAAGATTTTCAACCGTTCAGAGTAAAAAGCCTTGCTTGGCGCCTTAATGTGAAACATTTCTCTTCACGCCAAGGTCGTCTCCAGCAACGTGCACTTCCACTCGAACTGCTCGTAACCGATCTCGTCCCACTCCGGTGGCGCGGCAAACATCAGGATGCGGTCCACCTGCGGCGAAAAGCTCTTGTCTTCGAACTTGAAGATATCGGTGGCCTGTGCCTCATAAAAATTCAGCAACGTGGTCATGTCTGCCGACGGTCCGATGCCGACAAGGTCCAACATCCATTGATCCGTGCCCTTCGATCGGACGTACATCTTCCCCGACTCGAGCGGCTGGCGGACCTTGCGGTCGCGCAGTTTCCGCGGGATCGAGTAAGAGGGCGTAAGTGGGAAGACGTCGGTGACGGCCATTTTCTAAATCGCCCCATCTGCCTGGGCATCACGCACTGCGGTAACCACCATGTTCATTGCCTCCCGCCGTGACATCCCGCGCTCGGGATAGACGTTGATCGTGCCAATATGTAGTGCCGTGGGCGAGGCAAGCCCCGGCCCTACCGATCCGCCCGAATCGAACCGTGGCGCGCGGTTAAGTGCCGCGAGGAAGTTCGCGCCCAGAGCGTCCACCGCCGAGCGCTGCATCACAAATTCCCCCGGATGCAGGATGGCAAGCACTCCACTCCCTACTCCCAGTACTTGTCCGCCTACCGCAAATTCCGGGATGCTCATCCCGCCGAGTACATTGGCTGAGGTTTCGCGCTGCCGCTGGAGGTTGTTCAGTGCGGTGATCTCGTCCTGGATCACTCGCGTCAAATTCTCCGCACCCTTCTGGCCCCACTTACCGGTCCCTGAAGCGAGTTCCGCCTGCTGGCCTTGCTGGATCAGCGCTTGCATCCCCGCGAGCGCCGACTGGTAATCGGTCTCGAAGTTTCTGAACTGCGCGTAGAGATCGTTGGCAGCAAACTCCACACCTTGTTCGATCTCTGTGGCCTTTTCCTTCGCCCGGCCGCGTCCCCAGGCCCCAATCAGCGCGCCAATGCCTGCGGCGATTCCGGCAATCGCCAGACCGATCGGGCCGCCGAAGAGACCCACGCCCAGCAGTCCCGCGATCCCCAAACCTACCAACCCTCCACCAATCGCGCCCTTGACTGGTCCGCCCGCTCCGAACGCGCTCCCGAGCAATGCCCCCCCACCCAAGATCATCCCAGCTGAGGGGAGGCCGCTGGCCATCAATTCCTCGAGGGAAGCTTTGCCAAAAGCCAACCGGCCAAACACTCCGGAGCTCGCCCCACCCGCTGCGCCGGGAATACCACCCGCGCCGGCGCCGTAAGGTGCAATCGCGCCAGACGTAAGTCCGCCGGTTATCCCCTCGATCCCGATGCCGCCCGGTAATGCCGCCGTCCCGGCGGCATACCCCAGAGCCGGCGAGACGCCAGCGCTACCAAGGCCAAACATCGAGCCGAGAAGCGACCCGAAGATTCCCCCGCCGCCTCCACCCGCCTGCGCCCCGGTCATCTGTTTCATCCCCGACCACGCCAGGGCAATCTCCCGGCTCACCCACTTCGCAAACGATCCGAGCAATTGCATCAGGAACTGGTGGAATACATCGGAGAGTGACCGCGCGTGGATGAACACCCGGTCGATGAATGACTCGATGTGGCGCGCCCGCGCCTCGACCAGGGATGCCACTTCCCGGTTTTGTGCCTGAATCTCCCGCGCAGCATCCGACAGGGTCTTCAGTTGGACGTGAGAGCGCCGTTCCGCCTCCCCGATGGCACTTTCCTGGTCCCTGATATCCTCCATGGCCATCTTGTGGCGTTGCTCTTGAAAATATTTGTCCGTGTCCAACTCCAGCTTTTGGGTCTCCTCAGTCATTTTCCTGAGTGTCTCCTGGTTGGCGACTTGCGCCTCACTCCACGCCGCCAAGGATTCCTGTTGCTGGGTCCGGAGCCTCTTTGCCGCTTCTCCCGCTTCTTTGAGGGCTTCTGTCTGCTCCTTGATTTTCTCCACAGGAATGGCTAACTCAAGTTCCTTTTGCCGCGCAGTGAGATTCTTCAACTGGTCTTCGAGGAGTCCGATCTCTTTGCGGTTGATCAACCACATTCCCGGACTGAAAAGTCCCGTCTGCGGGAGGGTCTCTAGCGATTTGATGTGCTGTTGGACCTTGTAGATTTCGGCGCCCACACCGGCAATCTCGCGGCGTAATGCCTCCGTACTCCCAGGTTTGCCGAAGGCTTGCAAGGTCTCATTGGCCTTTGCGACCTCCTTGAAGACGTCCGCGCTGGCCGCTTCGATTCCTCGCAATTTGTCCAGCCATTCGTCTCCTTTGGCGATCACTGTAACTATCGCTGCACCAACCGCCAAGATCACCGTAGCGCTGAATGCCGCAGCCATCGCCCCCTGCACCATGGGCATCCGCGCAATCAGACGCTCCAGGCCCATGGGGAGTTGGATGCCAAGTTGTGCAGCCAGCATGCTGGCGCTCTCTGTGGTCTGGCGCGTCGCCATGCTCATCCCGCGCATCTCGGTGCGGGCCAGATTCATCTGCCCTTGTGCCTTGCCCAGTGCCGCATTCAATCGCGCTACATCTCGAGGGTCGGTGGCGGCTTGCAGTTCTTTGCGCAGGTTCACCACCTCCCGCGTTGCCGCTATCAACCGACTGCGCACCTGCTCGAACCCGGCGATGCCCGTCTGCGCGAGGTTCTGGATCTCGCTCCCGACCTGCTTCACACCCGCTGCGGCCGGGCCTGTGTCCAAGGTGACTTGACCGTAGATGTTAAATTGCGATGTACCCATGATCTTTGCTTACGTTCCTAACTTCTGCCCATCGCTAGAATTTCTCTCCGCAAACACAGGTTTTGGTGAACCGCGGCAGAAACCGGCCGCAATGCCCACAACGGCGATGTTTCTTGAGGAATGCATTCCAGCCCTCATCGAGCGATTCCAGACCACGCGCCACATCGACACGCAGCGGCAAATTCAAGCCACCGCGCGCCCACGCTTTCGCCAGGCGTCCGAGGAAGTCGAGCCAGGCGGAATAGGCTGCCGGGATCTCCGGCGGCGTTACCATATCAGCGTGCGCCCCAGCAACTTCCACTCGCGCCGCATACTCAAATTGCAGTTCGGCGTAGTGGCGCAGCCGGGAATAATCGCTGGCAACCTCAATGGGCATCGCCCCCTCCGGAGTCGTCGAGCTCAATCCGTTCGGCGCGAAAAAGTTCGCGAATAGCAGCCGCCTTGTGGGGGGTATCCATCAAACTGAAACCGCCTGGGGATTGGAGGTAACCCTCTGTCTCCACGATCAATTCCTCATAGAGAGCCACAAGGGTGGGCAATTGCGGCAGTGCCCTTGTGCTGAGGATGTCGCTCGCAGGTTTCCTCTGCCCGCCGATTTTAGGACGCAACAAGGCCCGGCGTTCGGCGGCTTCCTGGAACCGCAACTCATGTTCAACCAATGGCCGCTTGAACCGGTGAACGAGCTGGGAATAGAACTCGCCATTCCACCAAGCTTCGAGTTTTATGGCGATGGTTTCGCTGTCGCGCAGGGAATCCTGGTCGGCGGCAGGCTGGACGCGGTCGAGGCCACTCACCGCCAGCGCGCGGTGTTCGAGCGGGACGCGCTCCGTCCATTGCGGCACGATGTTGAAGGGATAACCCTCCACCGTCTTGATCCGGCGTCGCCAAAGGTCGTCCGCAGCTTCGCGCTGCGAGACGTGAGTTTCGATTTCCTCGCCGGTGAATGTCACTCTGGGTTTCAAGGTGCGCTCGTACGCAATCCAATCGTCTGCGGTGGGCGGGGCGAACCGGTGGACTAATCGTTTCTCCCCTGCCCTGAGGGCGACGAAGCGCTCCGGCGCGGCCAGATCGAGCAATTTAGTTTCAACTGTTGACTGTGAATTGTGGATTCCTTCGGACATTGCCTTGCCTCCGTTTTCCCCGCGCTGCGGGACTAGAAATTTGAAATTCGCCAGCAAGCAAGGGCTGGATCCCAAATCTCCGGGGAGCAAGGCCCGAAGTCTCGATTGGCCGGGGCCGCAGCCCGCCCCAACCTATAGCGCCGCCATCTTGGCGGCATGCCGGCTGGAAGCCGGCGCTACAAAACCTACGTTCCGAGGTATGCCGCCTCGACGTTTTCAACCGTGACCGTAACGATTTCCGCGGCTGCCGGTTTGAAAACCTGCGGCGACATATCCCACGCGACATACCCGCCGGCGTCGATGAACTTCGGCGCGGTGATGCGGACGTTGGGCGTATAGATGGTCAACTTGTGAGGCTCGGTGCCGCTGATGATTTCTCCCGTGATGACTACCTTGAAACCCTGCAAGGTATCACCAACGAAAAGGCCCTTCAGGTCGTCCGGATACTTGGCGAACATGGTCAACTTCAGCACCACCGTCCGTTTACCGATCCAGAACCGGCCCTTGTAGAGATTGGTGCCGGGATAGTAGGCGGTATCTTCGAGTGCCCCATTCGAGATCTCGATGGAGAATGCCTGGACACGGTCCGCAATCGAAACCTCCGACCCGGGAGTTCCCAGCAGGATATCGAGCCCCTTCTCGTAGAGATATCCCAGACTGGCCACGGTATCGAGCGCGGGCACGTTAGCCAAATCGGCGTCGACGTAATCACCACTGCCGATCCACTTCGAGCTGATTTGCAGGACCGGCTGGCCGCGGGAATAGGAGACTGAGAATCCCGCGCACACCGCACCCTTCGACTTGACCCGCAGATCCGGCGCCATCTTAAACCAGTGTCCGGTCGAAGGAACTTGGTGACTGATAGTGACCGGGTCCTGGAAAATGATGACGTGCTCGTAGGCGGCAGGCGGTCCCACGGCCTTCTGCGTGGTCGTCACTTTCCCCATGCCGAAGGCGGCGATGTGCCCGGCCACCAGCGCGCTTAATTCAAAGTTCAGCGGATAACTCAGGTTCTGGCGGGTCTGGGCGCGTTCGGTGGGCCATTCTGAACCTTTCCAGGCTTTGTCGGCATCATCCAGAAAGGTTTTCACGATCTCCGGGGAATCGAAACCGCTCGGGGGCGTGGAACGCGTGAACTTGGCATCGGCCAGCGCCGTGCCGTAGGCTGTCTCCTTATTCGGGGAGAAGGCAAACCGCCCTTCGTAGGGTCGTTGTGGTTCGAATGGCATGGCAAAACCTCCGATTCAGAATAGGGAGCCACGATCTAATCGGGGCCCGTATTTTCAATGCCGCTTCCTTTGAGAAACTTTTTGCTGAGGCGGCATTCAACTTTCGGTTTCCGCGATCTCCTCAAACCAGCCGGTAGCCTGGAGGAACAGCAACCATTCCCCCCGCGTGGCAGAAAATGGTTGATCCGACCGCCGAAAAGTGCCCGCAAAACGCACGTTGCCGAGACTGACTTCCTCCGGAGCGTCGACTTTCAACTTGAAATTTATCCAATCCTGTCCGTGTTGCTCTTTCTCTTGGGTCATGGTTTCCTCGGTACTTTTAACGTTCAATGCCGCTTCCTTTGAGAAACTTTTTGCTGAGGCGGCATTCAACTTTCGACTTTCAATGCCGCTTCCTTTGAGAAACTTTTTGCTGAGGCGGCATTCAACTTTTTTTCTCATTCCGTATTCACAAAGTGCGTGTCCACCTCGAGCTCCATTACGTACCAGGTGCCTTCGCTCGAGTGTTGGAGCAACTCCTCGCCAACCCATCCCAGCAACCCCTGACCCCCGGACGCGAACGTAATTTTCTTGCCCGGAAGCGTCCGCAAAGCATCGAGCAAATCGTAGGCACCTTTCGCGCCAGTGGCCGTGTCGCCTTGCTGCTCCGCGAGCGCCCCGCGGAGGTTCGACGCCCCGACAGCCACCCTCCAATGCGGCTTGGCGACGTAACTCAACCCGCGCACCCCCTTCGACTGTCCCAGGCCGCCAGCGTAAATCACCAGCACCGCCGGGGGAATCGCCAGGATGTCGCCATCGTCGTCGAAGTGCTGGCTCGCCGCCGTTTGCACGCTGATGCCGGGCAGGGTCGCCTTCACCAAGTCGATAATCGCATTCTCGATCTCAGCGAGTTTCATTGAAAAGAGTTAAGAGTCGAAAGTTGAATGCCGCCTCAGCAAAAAGTTTCTCAAAGGAAGCGGCATTGAAAGTCGAAAGGTCTTGCTTTGAACTTTTAACTTTCGACTCTCGACTGCCCTTTTGGACTTTTCACAATCACCATTCACCCACTGGGGCCGGTCCACCACCGCCCGCGCGGGTCCCGCCGGGATCGAACGTGGCGCGCAGATAATCGCGCGCAGCTTCCGCCAACCGCGCGGGGTCCTCCGGTCTCAGGACCAAGTACCGTCGCGCGGGCATCAATACGCGTTTCGCGAACATAAACTGCCCACCGCCAATCGGGAAGCGCAGGAACTTCCGATTCTTCGGCACAATCGTGCCGCCGAGCTGATGGATGCGCGCCCCTCTCCAATTTGATCCGATACGCACCAGGCTGGCAGCCGCATCCACCGCAAACGTCACGGTGCGGGCGAGACTTCCTGACGGCCCTCCCAGAATCTTTTCGGTTTTATTCCAGCGCAAAAAGCCTGCGGTATTCTGCCCGGACTGCTGGAACGCTTTGCGCGAGCGCTTTTTCCCGTGCTCGTATTTGGCGATGCGCGATCCAGCAAACACTCGCCGCCAGCTTCCCGCCGGGGAGCCTTCCTCGTAAAACGTCTGCATCACCGAGCCCAGCATCAGGCTCCCCAGGATGCGCAGCACCGGCCCTTTGTCCCGGAGGCGTTGCGCCAGGTTGCCGAATTTCCCCAGCGCTTCCGTTGCATTAATCCTGAAAACAGGTTCGCTCATAAGCTAATGGCCGGATTCCCTCAGAATTTATCGAGGTTGTCATCTGAGAATGTCCCTAGCTTCTCCGTCGTGCGCACTTGCTGAGCATCGGACTGCGCCGTGGCCCCCGTAGGCTGATCCACCTGGGCGCGCCCTGCCGCCAAGTCTTTCAAAAAGGCCATCGCCGCCTCGTAAGCTTTCTGCGTATCCTCCCGGATGGCCCGGCGGCGCTGTTCGAGATACCAGATGGTCAAAGCCCGAGCCAGTTGCTTCACTTTGACGGAGGTGGCGAGCGGCGTAGCATAGCGTCCCCGGGCATAACTATCGATATCGGCGCCCGCCGCCTCGATTGCCGCCGTCACCCGCGCCTGCGCCGCCGCGCCCAACATTCCGGTATTCTCATCGTCCGTGAGCTGGATCAGTTCCGCCTCGGTGATGAAGTCTTTCAGTTCCGCCAGGGTGATATACGCCATTATTCCTCAACAACGAACACATCGATGTCGCCTTCCAAACTCTGTCCGGTGGAAGTCGTCACCTTGACCGTGACCTTGTGGTGTTCGCCATCCACGCCATCCTTGAGCCAGAAGACGACCTTCGTTCCCGTCACCGCCGGTGCGGGGCTGCTGCCCACAAGGGCGCTGGTCGAATCGGCGCCGGTCGCCAAGTTGACGCTGGCAACCGAAACCAGCGTCAACGTTTCCCCTGCCACCAAGCGCAGAGCGAAGTCAAGGCTGTAGTCCTGGACCTCATACGGCTGCTTCTGAATGGTTCCAACGCTCATTTACAGGTCCTTGTGCTCTCGACGGCTTTTGAATTCCCCCCGCTTCGCAAGGAGAGCGAGTTTCTCCTTCGCTCGCAGGCTAAAGCTTCGTTTGGGAGGAACCACAACGCCACAGTAAAACGCTCCATCATCGAAAATCGGGAAACTAAAGGCGCCGGTCATTTCAATCCCCCACTCATACCCATCCTATTGCCTCCGCCATCCAGGCGAAGTTCCGGTCACCGCGACACGTTTCGGAACCAAATCAAATAATCCGCATCAAGTATTACGTTTGAGGTGCTGTTTGCTATTGCCTGCCAAACGATCCGTAGCCCGCTGTCCGTCCGATTCAACGTGCTGGTGGCGACCAAGGAACCGTTGATGTAAAATCGTGTAGACGTGGCATCGCCCTCCATTCTGAGGACAATCCAAGCGCCAGCGGAGGCTGGGACGAGCGTATCAATATCGTTCGTCCCGCTGGACTTCGTGATTGCTCGCCAATTGGGGCTTGCCGCGGAGTCATACTCGAAAAAATGCCCCGCAGTCGGTGGATTAGCGTTGTGGGCCGTGAATACCCCAGCCCGGAATTTGGCGTTGGTGAGCGTCGAGAGTTGAATCGCCGATTCCCACCGCCAGAGTGGATCGCTCGCCAGGCCACCGACTGAATAATTAGCATAGATGTACACGAACTCACCGGCGCCTGGCACAGTTCCTGACTCGATATGAACAGTGCCGGGGTGGTTCGCGTCCATTAACGCCCCGCCAATGTATCCGGTATTGCCGGACGGACTGCCAATCGCGCCAAAAGCCGCACTGTCCGACGAGATGAAGTCTGCGAACACAAAGCTGGTCGGATGGGTGTAAGTGGGCAAATTGGCTGCGGGCAATTTCGCCGAAGCGTCCAAGGGCGCGTAGCCGCTCGCGATGTTTTTGTTCGCCGTGGCCTCTTTGGCGGCAAGGTCAGTGACTAAGTTCGTCACATCGCCTTCGGCATGCGCGTGCGCAGGAAGTTGTGTGCCCGGCAACTTAGTTGTGGCATCAAGCGTAGCCACGCCGCTCGCTGCGCCCTTTTCCGTCACAGGGATAGCGCCCACATCGCCCGCCGTGGCGTCCGCGCCTGCCGTAACAATCCCCTGAGCGTTGTAGGTGATTTTGGTCTTTGTCGCCCCGCTTACGGCGGCCTTGTCCGCCTTGGCGGCAAGGTCGGTGACCAGGCCTGTAATCTCCGCCTCAGTGAGATTCCCGGTGTGGTCGGCATTCCAGTGGGATGCCTGGACCTGGGTGGGGTCGGTGCCATCGGGCTTCGATGATGTGAAGGCGTGCTTTATCGGCATCTGTCAATACTCACAAGTTCGGTCCGCGAGGAATAACCGAGCTGCCACATTGCGCTCATGCTTCACCTCGCAAGGAGCCGAAGGAGCTGAACTCCTCGACTCCTCGGCTTCTTCGACTTCTTCGAACTACTGCGTCAGCACTCGCGCCGACGTCGTCGCCGCATCAGTCGTCAGGCACAGCGCCTTGGTAGTGCCCACCAGAGACTCGACTGGATAAAATCCAATCGCTGGCGATCCTGCCCCAATGGAAAGTAGAGTCGCAGTGCCGGTGCCACAGTTGGTCCCCGTCCCGGAGCTCACCGTAACCAATCCTGTTGTCGCGGTCGCCTTCTCGACGAAGACTCCCAGCAGGACAATCGACCCAGAGCCAGGCGCTGCCACCACTTGCGTCATAGTAGCGCTCGCCACGGCCGCTGATAGAGTGCCGAGCCTCCCCACTTGCAACACGCCGGCGCCCTGTGCCCCCACACCATTCGAGACGTCCAGGAAACCAGTCGTGCCGTTAGTGAGTCGTGTGTACCAGTAACTCCCCGGAGCGCCCGAGCCCGTCGATTGCGTCACAGCGCTGAGGGTAGCATTTAGATTCCACCCCACCCCGTTGATGAGCGTCCGGTAGATGGTGATGCTTCCCGAGCCCGTCCACGAACTCACCGTCCCGAGGAGGTATTGGTCAATGTTGTTGACTACCTTGTTCACGTCCGCAGCACAGGAAAAATTGTTGTTGGCATCATCGAGCGCGTTGGTCGCCGTGGCGGCCGTCTGACCCCCATAGAACGTCAGGGTGCAGGCGGAGACGGTGCCAGTCTTGCGGACGCTGACCAGCATGGCGGCATAATTGCCGACATACTCGGCCGCCGTCGTCAAGTTGCCGTTGCCCGTCATCACGATGCCGGCGTCCATGGCGCGTTTCGAAATCACCACCGGCGTGCGTGTCTGCGCGAAAACCGGCAAGGCCATGGCTAGCGCCAGCAGCCCTGCCAGAAGAAAAGATAATCCTCGGTTCTTCATTTCGTTCTCCTTTGGCCCCGACGCGTCGGGGCGGAAATTCAGCGTGCGATTCACAACTACACTTCATCCGACGTAAACGTAGCGTCCCGATTTATCGGGACATCCCGAAGGGGACATGGTGGCGATCTAAAGATCGCCGCTACGAATCCGTCGCCTGACGGACTCAGATCGCGCCGGTGATCAACGCTCCAGCATCCGCTGTGGTGATCTTCACATCGGAATGCCAGAAATGGACGTCCACGGCGCGCCCTTTGCGCCCCGGGGGGTAGAGGTCGTAGGTTTCCACCCCGATCCCGCCCACCGTATCCGGCGCCCCCGACCACAGAAACGTCTTGGCAAAGCTGACGTCCTGCATCGAGGGACTGACCGCGGTGTAGCCAATCCAGATGGTGCCGGCCGTCCAGGCGAAGCCTTTAACCCCGCCCGCCTTCTTGCGCGCCGAACTCAGCGAGCAGGGGATCTCGAAGACTTGCGCGATCTGTTGCAGGGTGATCGCGCCGCCCACCACGTTCACGAAGCGCTTCTTGATGTCTTCGTGAACTTTGAGCGCGGCCAGGACGTCCCAACTGAAGACGATCCGGTTGGGGGTGAACCCGCAACCCAGCGCGACAGCTTTCGCCAGGCCGAGGATGTCGCCGATGGGATCGGAATTGAGGGGATCCGACCACTTCTTGCCGCCACTGAGCGCCAACTTGTTCCCGGCGCCGTAGGCGCTGCCAGCGGTGACCGTGGCGATCAACGCGAGTTCGCGCTTCAGCCGGATGATGCGTTCCAGAGCCTGCTGGGTCGCCCGCTGTTCGGGTGAGTAGATGCCCTGAGCCGCCCGCTCCTCTTCGCGGGCATAGGGAAAGGTGGCCGCATGGTCTTCGCACTGGTAACTATCGCGCGAGAGACTGGCGGCCAGTTCCTTCGGCGCCGCCAGAGGGCCGCGGACCACGTCGCCGGGATCCTCGAGCGCTTCCTCGCCGAAGATGACGTACTTGCCGCCCTGGTCGGGGACCGAAGCGAGCGGGGCAATCACGTCGGCGACGAATGCCGAAGGCGCATTGACCTGCTCGATGGCGAAGTTCGTCAGATCGAGATCGACGTGCGCCGCAAACGGATTCGTGATCAGACTTGGCATAGGTTCTCCTTCTGAAATTCAGGTTTCAGGTTACAGGTTACAGGCGGGCCGTCAGTTGACGGCCTGTCACCTATCCCCTCTAACCTGGTCTTACGCGCCTTGCATGGTACTCGGGGCAATCTCTGCCTCGAACAGATCGTCTTCGAGCGTGGCGAGAGTCAGCGCCACTCCGGCGCAGAGCGCATTGACCCCGGAAGCCGGCGCTGCCGCCTTCCACTTGCCATCCGTGCCGGCGACCTCGATGAGATCTCCGACATTGATGCCGGATTTGGCTACGCAGACCGCCTGGCCCGCCGTGACGATAGTCAACGGTCGCCCGGCGGCATCCGCTTTGATCAGAGTGACGCCCAACGAGCGCACTCCCGCCCCCGTGGGCAGTTTGGCCTGTGCGTTGGTATCGGTCCCCGGCATCACGGCCAGGCCCGCGCCGATCGCGCCGCCTTCCGCCAGCCGGGTAATGGTGCTTCTCGGTTCTGCCATGTTGTGCTCCTTGTCGAAAAGTTAAGACTCGAAAGTTGAAAGTCGAAAGGTCTTGCTTTGAACTTTTAACCTTCGACTTTTGACTTTTTCACGCCGGCTGGCCGTCGCCATCGATCCCTGCCGCCTGCTCTTCGCTGAAGACGATGGCACGCGCCTCCATATACCCGAGTTTCTTGCCCGCCTTCGCCGCCTCCTCTTGCAGACGGTGAATGCGGGTGACGCGCCATTCGTTCACAACTTGCTTGCCGGATGAGAGGTTTTTGGGCCGCTCAACACCGGAAGGTTGCAATCTGGCGCCGGCGCCGGCCGGTGCGGCCAGCTCGCCGAATTCCACGATCTTCGGCAATCCTTCCAGGAACTTCTGGAACAGCTCGACCGCCGATTTCTTCTCTTTCTTTCCCGCCTCGCCGAATTCGATGGTTTGCTCTGCCGGCAGTGCTTCCATGAATTCAACCAGGCCCAGCTTCTCGAACGCCGGGATCCATTTCCCCAGGGGCTTCAACCGCTCGATGAATTCGTGGATTTGCTTTGTGCGGCCGGCCTTGGCCACCTCCGCCCTCTGCTGCTCCGCGAATCGCTTTTCGGCCTCGGCTTTCGCCTCCGCCGCCGCCTTGGCTTCCGCCGCCTTCATTTCAGCTTCGGAGAACGTCTTGACCGTAGCGGCCCCGGTCAGATCGGGCTCGCGCTTTTTCAGTCCCAGCGATTCCAAAACCTCGCCGAACGCTTTCTTGATGTCGCCAATTTCCATTTGTTCCTCCTCGATCTCCACGAAACCCTTCGAATCGGCATCGTGGAAAACTGATTTCAGACCCTTCACCTCGGGCGGTCGCGCGCCCAGAAACGCCAGGTGACGCAGATAGAGTCCCTTGCCGCCCAGATCGTTGTATAAAGCAATCGAGCGTTTGTTGAAGCGCCCCTGCTTCACCAGGTCCTCGAAGCCCCGGTCCACCTGGCCGAGCTGCGCTTCGAGGACATCGGCCGAGCGCCGAAGAGATTCCACCCAACCGTAGGCCGGCGAATCCCCCTCCGGATGACCGACCACCACCGGCGCCTGATGGACCTTGGCGTCGTAGTTGGCCACGATCTTGTCCAGGTCGTCGCGACCGTACTTCCCCTTCTCGCCGTAGTCTCCGGCGCGGAAGACCTCAATCCACTTGCCATCGAGCTCGCCCATATTGTGGCTCTGCGGCCAGGGCATTTTTTCTTCTTCATAGAGTTTGCGGAGTTTGGCGATGGCCTTCTCCTTGTCCGGCCCTTCGTACGGTCTGCCGCGAAATCCCTTGGGGGCCATGAGCGCCGCGTGCGCATCGCCCAGCAGGCGCGGGTCGAATTTCCCACTCGGATCCTTCACCCGCAGGTCCCAGGTGGTCGGCTTTTCCGGGTCCCCAACCACCAAGTAATGGCTCGCTGGATGTTCGCCATCCGTTTCTTTTTTTGTTACCGTTTCCGCCATCTCCGCCTCTGTGTCTGCCTGAAGTCTGCCGCAAATCCTCCGGGCACTTTCCGCATCGTGCCCTTTCTTGGTCTGGTCGAGCACGCAGGCCTCGAAGTTTTCATATCCCGCAAAGGGCATCGTGTCTATCTCACAGCGGTTCGCCGCTTGCCAATTGCCGCAAAGTTACCCAAGCACTCCCTTCGAATCCGGGATCGCGGCCGCCACCCGCCGGCAGGCGTTCGGATCCCGGCACGTTAAGGCTGGCACCAAGTGCTGCTGCCCCTTCCGAGCGCAGTAGGGGCTCGACCTGGCACCGGCACCTAAAGCCATTGGGCGGGTAGATGTAACTCCATACGGCATCGTCGGCGGACGCTACAAACTGATCGAGTGCCGCATGGTTTGGCCGCACCCGATCGTCCTCGGCCGTGCGGTATCGCCAGAAGGGCAAGCCCAACATCACCTCGGGATCGCGCATCTGCTGGTAACGACCGTTGGCATAAGCGGTCGCCATGTTCTGGTTGAACACCAGGTCCGCGTGATAGGAGTTCAGGCGCGTCACCCCGGCAGAATCAAAA